TCGATGTGAGACTCTCCTGTTTTCAACAGGAGTTCCTCTGTAAAGTAAGTACCAATGGTGGAGACAAAAGATTTTGTCTGAGACACCACCCCACCGTTCTCAACGATGGTAGACTTGATAAGTCTAAGGTACTCTCGAGGACCCACCGCAACATGGTCGTCACCAGCTGCGGCAAAACACCTCCAAGGTGTCTCTGGTTCCTCTCTTAGCAGCATCTCTTGAAAAGAGACGGGTGGATTAAGGGTCGACCCCACATACGTGAGGTAGGCCTCTTCCTCTGATGCTAACATCGTTAGCATCAGTGCTGCTTTGGTGCCTGGATCACCCATCAGGGAAGCCCTGACAGTCAAATGCCCGCTTCGCGGGTACGGGAATCCATTTCCACTAACGCCTTCTATGTACCTTGGTGAACATAGTAACTCAGTTGCTAATGTCATATAAGGACTAGATAGGCCTGCTCCGTCTATGAAGCCCTTGAGAAGAGCTTCACTATACTCATGTTCCAAGTATTCACTTGCTTGAGTTAGATCGGAGGTAAGAAAACATAACTCTTGACAAGAGTCTATGCCTTTCTTTCGCTGCAACCTCTTGACATACTCGTATGCCATAGCTGCAGCTGACAATCCGGCACGTGCAGATGGAATCTGCTCAACTAATGAAATTAGTTCGTGTCCAAAAGGTGAAAGTAACTGGGTCACCCAGTCTTCTCCCACTGTGATTGTCCTGCATTTCCCACCAGGCTCACCAACGGGTGAGACCTTGATGGAGGGAGCACCCACAACTTTGTGTGGTTTCCCTGGTGAATACCAGGGGTCTCCTGAAATGCAACCGCTTCTAATGCCCTCTTCGAGAGCAAATTGAAGCATCTGATAGCCGGTGTAAGAATCAAGGCCGTGAATACGGTCTTCGAAAACGAAGTTTTCGAAATCTACATCGACATCAAAGGTGTTGTCTGATTCAATCAGATCACCATCGGCTGCGATCGTTTTTCTACACATAGTGCGGAAAATCTTCACGCCCTGACGGACAGAATAATTCTGCCCGAAGATCGTCATCTTATCCAAACTGAGTTTGGATTCAGTGTTCGCCCAAAGGGCGAAAGCCTTTCCGAAAGAGGCGGCTCGGCCGCCCCCAGATCTCGGGCCAGTGAAACTGGCTGAGTTGGTTAGGGACAAGTGGGCGATTGACTGTCGCCCACCAGCATTCTTGGCCGCAAAGCGACCAAGTCTGACTCCCAACTTTCGGAGTATAGAGATTCTTTCAGGTTTCACCTGAAAGTCTCTCTTTCCACAGAGGATTTCACCATGCTCTATAAGAGCATCCCCTAGCTCTAACTTCGTTGGAGCAGGAGTGCCTCGCGTGCTTATAAAGTGCATAAGGCGGGTGCCTTCAGACTTAGTCTGAAGTCCTCTTCTACATATTCGCTCTAGCCAAGCTAGAGGGGTTCCCAAAAGTATTGACAAATCTAATTTGCCTTCCTTTTGGTTCCAGAATATGGTCCCCGGTACCACGGGTGGGAGTGGTTCCTCCGATTTTATCGCAAGGGCCTTCACGTGAGACGTGAGAGACTTCCACATCCGGTTTAAATTTGACACACCATTATGGTGTGCCAAGGTACTCCAGCACCACTTCCATAACTTCGTTATGGGGCGGTAGCCATCCTTTGCCATCCCGAATGATTCGGGACTCGAAAGAACCAAGCAATCTTCGATTGCAAGGTAGCATTGGATTGATCTCTGCAGCTCATCAGCTGAAAGCTGACATAATTTCAGACGTACGTCTGAAGAGAGCAGAGAAAAGAAGGGGTTGCAAGACAATGCTTGCATCCTTACTTCTAGGTTAGCCCGCTTCGCGAGCCACCTAATCTTCTTTCGCCCACATCTCATGTGGGGTAGGAAGATCCTTCTCCTCCCTTGAAAAGAGAGGATGAAGGGTGCCAATGGATCTCCTCCTAACAAAGTTAGGATTCGATCCACCACTCCTGGCATTGAATCCAACCGCCACACACCTGAAAGGTGTCCTGGGCCTTGACCGCAGGCAAGGTAACGGTATGGTTCTGCCATGGTTTACAAACTTTGT